GCTTGATTTTACTAGGTTTTTATCGTTTTTATTTTTATTTATTTTCGTAGGTTTTTGAAAAAGGTGGACAGAAAGGTGGACAAAAAAGTCGTTTGATAACAGAATAAAACCAAACGACTAGAAACAAATAAAAATGACTATCTATAGTGTACCTCTATTTAGATTAAATGTCTAATGTTATGCACAAAATAAAAAACCGCCCATGAAAGGACGGCGTCTACCTATGAAGGCTATTCTCAAAACCAATACTATTATACCACAAAAAAAGCCCCAGCACAATGCTGAGGCTTCGACCACTACTGCCATGGTATCCCTATTGCAGTGTGAGGGGAGGTGATATACTCCTTTTTTATTTTATAGTTTTCGTGGTCTAATTATTTACCAGTTTGCCCTTGCGTAGCTTGTGCTCGTTCTTCAATAGCCTTAACTACTGAGGCACTAGCTTCATTAATTGCCTTAGAGACCGCTGCCGTGTCGTTTGATTGACTATTCAAGAAACGGTCAAAGTCGCCATCATCCAACATCAAATGTTTAGCGCCGTTAGAACGTAGTTCATCCACTGTGCGCATAGCCCCAATACCGAAAACTCGGCCATTAACGACTCCAACATAACCTTGACTTCCTGACGTACTGCGTACTACATAATCCATATTTTCTTCATCCTCTTTCTTATTCACTAAACTATCACCATCATTGATGATAACAACATTCTTATCCAATCCACCAGCTAGACCAGTGCTTGTAAACTGCCACCAGCGTGTATGTTCCATGTTTGGATACACACCCCAATATGGTTCTGGGCGTACCTCATAATCTGGATACGCTGCAATCCATAGGCTATTTGGATAGCGTGCAGTGATTTGATCTACATAAACATTAGCCAGTGTATAAGGTTTGTAACTATAATAGATAGGCTCAAAACCGTTCGCCTTACAGATATCCATAAACGCTAGGACTGCATTAGTATTCGCTTGTTTATCACCACTAGCGCCGTCTTCATAATCACAAACCAAATAGCGTGGGTGTGATGGCAGATTACTGATAAAGTAATTCGATTCAGCTTGTGCCGTTGCCACATCGCCACCAAAACGAGCGAAGTGATAGTAACCAATACAATTACTTGTGTTAGTTTGTTGAGCTACTACTGGGCTAACCCAACCCACACCCTCGGTCACTTTGATTACCGTGTTATTAGTGCCGGACGCTTGACAGATACCAGTCAAGTCTCCCGGTTGATATGCTGATACGTCGATGAAATAGGCATTTTCAGTCATGCCGTCAAATGGCAATTCAAACCACCCGACCATTTGCTGAGCTGGTGCGTTCCAATCGATATAACTGAAATTCCCTGCACTGTCTAGGTTTCGTGTGACCTTGCGTGTCCATCCACCGTTGTAGAGACAGTCAGCGTTACCGTCGATATTCTGCTCGACTGTGGTAACTGTGCCGTCTGGGTTTTCTGCAACCACGAAACCGATATGTCCAAATTGGTGATATGGCAAGCAGTTAGTTACCCACACACTCCCTACTGGTGGATTGTTCGCACCATTGAAACGTGTGACTTTAAGTCCTTGACTTTCTGCTCTACTCAAGCCATCAATGGCATTTAAATAGCTGAAATCAAGGTTAAACAACCCTTGATACTGTAGCACATTGTCAATCAAGGCAACACATTGCCCGCCATAAGGATTAGTGGGAACAGTGACACGTTGATTGACTAGGCTCTCAAGCGTGTTTAACAACTGTGTTTTTGAAGTCATAGGTCTCCTTTCTCATAATTATTTTTGAATAGATTGTTTAATCTCCGAGATAGTTCTCTCCAACTCTTCGACCTTCTGTTTTAAAGTGTCAATTTCGTTTGTAGGTAATTGAGATTTGGTTACAAGTGGGTCTTCCGCAAATTTATTTTGTTCCATAACTTGTAGGAAAAAGTTGTTATATGTCGGAAACAGTCCATACGCTTGGCTGATAGACAAGGATGAAGATTGTTTCCCTTTAATTTCACCAATATCGCGGCCAATGGCTTCAATGGCCTTGCTTAAATTGCTCATAATTCACCCCCTGTTAGAGAGTGTTCTTTGCAGTATTATAAACGCTCACAAGGTCTTCTTGCTCAATAGTATCGAGACGAGTTCCCAATTCAGTCATTTTCGAGATGATACCGCTGTCTGTATTGCCACCCGCTGAATTGATTTTATCAGCGATTTCTTTGAGGGTGTTGAGTTCTTCTGGGACGCCTTCGCCCAGAATGGCAGTCTTAACACCTTGAATGGCAGTGTTAAGTTGGTCTTGAGTGATGCCGTTAGCGGTTACTTCACCTTTATCAGCCTTACCTGCTAGGGTAGTTTTAATTTCCTTGATGTCAGCTCCTACCGCTTGGGCAAAATCATGTAGTTTACTCATTTATGTTTCCTTTCAAATTTTAGCTAGATTATAGATGTTTACAAGGTCTTCCGTGGTATCACTGCCACCAGTGATCAACCCGGAATCTCGCAATTCATCCGCTAGTAACTTTAATTTAGGGCCTTTGTCCGATGGGATAGCACTGTCCGCATTTAACGAGTTCTTCACTTTTACTTTGAAATTATTAGACGGGAAAATATGTCCATCCAGTTTAATTTCAAGGTAGTAAGTGCCAGTAGCTACTGCCTTACCCATTGAGAATGAGAAACGCCCATTTTCAACGGTAACGTCTTGATAGAGTGCCACGATTTCGTCATTTGACAGTGTGAGCTTACCGGTTCCGGACAGCTCCATGCGTTTACCATCGTAACCCAAAATTTCAAAACCAAAGACTGAGGTAACATCCCCACTTTTGAGAATGTCACCTCCTTCAATTTGGTTGATTGAGGTCATGAGTTTAGCCATAAACTAGTCCTCATGAGGTTTTTGATAGTAAAGTGCACGTTCGCTATCTGCAACGCCCTTTGTAGTTGGGTCGGTAACGATACCAAGAATTACCAAGATCACAACGAATGTATTTACACCCTCTTGAATGTTGCTAGGGATAGTAAGTCCGAATTGTTGCAGCATCAAGAAAACCGCTGAGATAAGAGCTACCAATGTAGCTTTGTTTTGCAAACGTAGTTTAAAATTAATCATGTTCTTCTTCCTCCTCGATTAAGTTAAATTTATCCTTATCAATATTTTTTTTGACATATCTGTCAATAAAGGGAATTTCAACCCCTAGAGCTGACAAACTAGCAAGGATACTAGCACCGTAAGCTGATAACATGGCAAAAATAAACGCATCCATAGCACCACCTAAGTTCATGTAAACCATGAACGGGTATGATACTGCTACGATAATTAACATAGCTGTATGGCTAACCAATCCCTTTCGAAATCTACGGCTTGAAAATTCATGATAAGCCCACGCTCTGGATACTCCCAAAACAATGTCAGCTACGATAACCAACATAAGTAGGAATACCCAAAGATGTTCGTCTATGCCATGTTCGTAGAAATCTTTGACGACTTCAAAGACGCCAAAGATGCCGTCTGGTTTCTGCATCTATCACGCTCCTGTAGTAGTATCAGCCAAAATCTCATCTTCTACTTTGTAACGCAACTCACGTAGAGCACGTTCGTCTGTACGCATTTCTTGACGATGTTTGGCGTATAGTTCAGCGTTTAGAAGATTTTCTTGGACAGTAGAGACTGCGTTGGAATCTACGCTAATGAATGTCTGTTTGACAAGGATTGTAGCTCCTTCTTCTTCGACGTTAAATTCTGCATTGATTGTGCGTTGTTTTGTAATTTTAAGTGACATAATTATTATTTTCCTTTCTTAATTATCCTCTGTTAGATATGTAACCGTGCCAGTAAATACGGCAGTGTCTCCTAATTGATTGGTGACGTTAATGCTGCCGTCTGCCGAAAAATGCCAAACGGATGTGTCAACGTGTTTAGAATTGACATTCTTATTTGCAACCAAATGTACTTGGACGTTAGGCTTAAAACCGTCTGGAATTTTTTCGGTGAGTTTTGCATATTCCAAAGATGCCTCAACTTTGTAAGCATTTCTGACAATGCTTGCTACTACTAGATTACCTTTTCGAATAAGAGCAAGTTTGACACCGTACCCGATAGTGATTTCATTTCTGATCACTGGTGGTTCGGGTTTTTCCGGTTTTTCCGGTTTAGGTGTGTATTCAATCCATGAGCCATTGGAATTGCTAGTGACTGTCCGTTTAAACATCCGGCCACTAATTGTGGTTAGCGTTTGATGGTATCCAGATAGACTTTCCACGACTTCCAAATAAGCACCCTCGCCCGATGCGGGATGGTTTCGGTAGTTGCCTAAAATCGAATAAAAACCAGTGGTTCTATAGTCATTCAGATTATCTACTTTGTTATCCATAGCTGCACCGTTTGGCTCGGTCAGTTTGTGGTGTTGAATCTGCTTGCGGTTTGAATAAATCAACCCGTCAACATCCAACGCCCCATGCTCACGGTATTTATTAATTCCGATGCCCTCTTTATCGTAAGACATCACGATTCGGTCACTTGGGACAGTGACCTGGAACGAAACACTGGTAAACTTATCCTCTAACTTACCGACCACGATATAAGAGGTATCGGCTGGGTACGAATTACCGAGATTAGCGTTTGATGCGTTAAATTCAGAAATCTGCGACCAGTTCCCACCAGCTCCACCATTGTCAATAATCTCTGTATCAGAATCGACGTTTCGAGTGGTGAACGTTAGTTTCATTGGATTTTTCTGAACACCGTTTACCATGAGTGGTGCTACTTTGGCAAAACGCTTGATGGTCAGTGTGCTATTGGTTGCACCACTGCGAACTACTTCGAATTTCAATATTGGACTGAAGTAATTTAAAACAGTGATGGTCGTTTCGTACCAATCAGACCATAACCCACGGCTATCTTGGACACGGCCTCTTAACGTGAATTGTGTATCTTTGTTAACGGATATTTCACGAAAAGTTCCGTTAGGTGCAGAAATCGTGTTATTATTTCCAACAATTTCCATGAAATAACCCGTGATAGATGCTCCGTATTCCGCTTGAACATTTTCAAAACGTGCATAGATTTTAGATAACACGGAAACAAAGTGTCTATCCGATTGAGTAATATTTCTCGTTAACGCATTAGCATCAGCCAACGCAATTCTAGAGAAACTAGGTTTTGCTCTAATGACAGAGACGCTAACGTTTAGCGGGATAGAGAACGTTTGAATATACTTGTCGTCTATGTAAGTGTCAATATAGATAGTTCCTTGCCCAGACAAGCTGCCTTTGATATCATTGGCAAACTCCTCCGGTATCGTCCACTTATACGTAGTGTCAACATTGTCAGCTATTTTCCCAGTTTTACCATACCAATTATAGCGAATGGCGTGTTTAGCAGTAGCAACTTTCTTGGTGATCGTGATATTAACACTATCACCAAAACCGCCTACACCAACGCTTGCCGTGCTCCCCATTAGGAACGAAGCCAGTGTGATTGTCTGGTTTTTTATGTCGAGGTCCATAGGACCATCGTAATTACCAAAACTGTAAAAGTGCGCATTGATAACAAAATCGCCTTGACCTTTATCACCGTGCTTGACAGTGATTACTTTGTCTATTATTTGAGTTTCCGAATTTGCTGAAGTAACTTCAAAGAATGTAGTGTCAGCTATTCGTTGCCCAAAACCATCAAAAAAGAACTCGCATCGTCTACGACTAAACGTTTTATCAGTATTTAAAAGGAACAATCTAACACGCACATCACTAGTGTTATTTGCAGCATCCTTTCCGACTTGGTCAATCCATAGCCGGATGCGATAACCACGGTCATTATTAGACCAAAACTCTGACATACTTATTTACCTCCTACATAACGAATAACATTTCGGTCTGGGTTGATGTAGTCTTGTTCTTCCCTAAAACGACCAATCTGAATAGTTTTTGAGAAGATACCATTCTCGATGTGAATCACACCTTGCGAGATATACATGACCTCATTACCGGCTGAGAACATTGAAATACGACCGTTCGGATTGAACAACATAGAACTAGAGTTATCCGTTTTACCAATGACAAGGCCTTCGTTTGAAGATGCCATGTAACTGTCGATAAAGTTCCAACGCTCTGACATGTCATTCAGATTGTTCTCTAGTTTTGCAACACGAGCACTGGCATCAGCAAGGTTTTTCTCTGCTTGTGCTCGATTGGCGTTGTTTGCATTCACGAAATCTTGGTAAGCTTTCACCCACTGGTTGAGCGTGTCAAGGGATGCTTTCGCTTCTAATTCCGCTTCCATAACCGAGTTGATCTCATTCAATCGGTTAAGCTGGCTTTGCGTCAACGCACTGTCAGCTTTGCCATCTAACTGACTAGCTAGGTCTTTCGGAGACGCTTGCCACGCTCGGTCAGTGGTACCCTCATAGCAGTCCAATTCAGTGAAGAATAACAACGACTCGCCGGCGTTATTTGCCCCTTTGTTATCAATACGAATAAAACCTTCATCACATTCACCGGAATTGAACGTTAAATGCCATTTAACAACTCCACCAGTTGATGGTGAGCCGTTGTGCGACTTGAAATTAACTACTTTAGTAAATGTTTTGTCCGTTTCGTTCGACTTACGACCAAGGAAGTAGATGTCTACGCCCTTAATGTTTCCGGTTGCAAACGATTGAATATTGAACGAATAATCAGTATTTCGCTTGACCGGAAAACGCAGTGTAGACGCTGGCACTAACGATGTTGTTGTTTTCAGCAAGAACAACGGTCTAGCGCTGTTGTAGTAAAAAACATGACTTGAAACAGATAGGTTTGCGTTTGGCTGCAGCGCTTCCCAGAATCCCCAACCGTCAATATTCTCTGGGAATGCTGAGTTACGGATAAGATTTTCACCACCCACAGAAACACTACCGGTCATATCGTTCCAAGTATAATCTGCTGGATTGGTACTGTCCGATTTATCGAAATTAGTACATACACCCAAATAACGCTTGTTCCCGTTTTGCGTCAAACTGAAACCAGTTCGACCATCGGCACTATCGGCATAAGCAAAATGGACGTAAGGCGTTCTTCCGTCTGCCCCAGCTTTACCTGGGATGCCATCCCGTCCGTCACTACCCTTCCATTTAGACCAACGGTAGTCTTGTGGGTTACGGCTATCTGTGGCATTGAAATCTTGGTACATACCGATGAATGGTTTGTTAGTATCTGTTTGACTAAATCCACCACCAGAAACGGTGTCAGCATAGGCTATATGGGTATACTGGGTTTTACCATCGGCGCCCTTGACACCGGGTATACCTTGGTCGCCCTTTGGACCTTGCAAACCTTGTGGACCGGTTAAACCTTGTGGCCCTGGCAAACCTCTATCGCCTTTTTCTCCTCTATCACCTTTAGCACCAGTATCACCCTTCGGGCCTTGCTCGCCGATTTTAGAAACCGAGTAGCCGGTTTCATTTGTGTTATCCGTGTAACTCCAAACGGTTTTCGTCCAGAGGTATTGCCCTGCTGGTACATTAGGTACTTGACTAGTCCAACCACTTGTCGGTGCTACCATTCCCAATGTGCCTTGTGCATAGGTGATTGTGGTGCTACGAATACCGACACCGTCCTTACCAGCGATACCATTGTTCCCATCGTTACCATCTCTAGCAACATAGGTTTTTTGATATCCTGTTTCAGTGGTGTTATCTGTGTAAGTCCAAACCGTCTTAGTCCAAAACCATTGCCCTTTAACCAAGGCTGGTGGGTTTTGATACCACGACGTTGGTGGCACGGTTTCAGCCATAGATAGACCATATAGGACACTGGTATTTCTAATACCAATACCATTTTTACCGGGGATACCATCATTCCCACGGTCTCCTTTGGGTCCTTGTTCGCCCATCTTAGCGACTGAAAAACCTTGTTCGCTCGTTCCGTCTGAATAAAACCATGTCGTTCTAGTCCATAGGTATTCACCGGGGTTGACTGTTGGGATATCTGGCGACCATGTACCGTCCTCGAATACGATGTTTTTAATCCATGTCGAATTGTCGGTTTTATAACCATTGACACGGATATTGTATTCTCCAGTCGGACGATTATGCGTGTATCTCGTACCGTTAGCCGTGTTGCTATCAGAAATCACTGCCCATGTACTAAAACTTGGATTGACAAGCCAAATCGTAGCATTATCACTTTGTTGGTCGGGGTTGTGCTGATTGGTAAACGTTCCATTGGTTTCAGCGGATAAGATGTAGGTCTTACCTTGCTCCAGACGGACTTTAAAATCAGTAACGACATTGTTATCAACGATTGACCGATTCGGCTTAATCTCGTTAGGAAAATTAGCTACCACAACTCCAGACGGTTTATTCACACCGTCCGTTGATTTCGCATAACGCAAGGTAGTATTCACTAGCCCAACGCCGTCTTTACCGGGTAAGCCATCGTCACCTTTAGAGCCATTCTGTGGGATATACGTTTTCTGATACCCAGTTTCACTAGATAAGTCCGTATACATCCATTGTGTCTTAGTCCAAAGGTATTTGCCTTTAACCAAAATTGGTGGGTTGGAAGTCCAGCCCGTAGGCATTACAGTGTCACTATCGCTCATGCCGTAAGTGATAGTGGTAGATTTCAAGCCTACCCCATTTTTACCAGGCAAACCGTCGTTACCTCTATCGCCTTTAGGTCCGGCTGGTCCTGTTGGTCCTTGTGGTCCTGGAGTGCCATTCCTACCATCCGAGACGTTTAAAAAAGTAACTTCTTCTGAAGCTACTTCTTTATTATCTACCCACGCTGAAACTGTTAAGGCGGTTGGTTGGGTAATCTGTGCTGCTACCATGTCGTAGGTCATGCCCACATACTTAATAGCACCGTCAATCACGAAACGCCATGTTGCATCCACTGTTCTATCGCCTTGCTTTAAGACTGGTCGAACAGTCGAGCGACCAACGCCATTTTTAAACACTGTACCGTTGGTAGTTGTGATCTCAACACGATATGGTAGAGATTTAGAAACAATCTCATCAATGCGTTGTTGCAAACTGCCAGACGGTTTATTGTCCAGCTTTCTGAAATTGGTAAACACCACTGAGTTATTAAGTGGCATATCAAAACTGATTACCATTTCAGACACACGAGCCTCAAGGGCTAACCCACCTCTGAAATTATTATTAATAATCTTAACAGTGTCGCCTAAATTAATATCCTTGTAGTTTTCAATAAAGCTAGATTGAATATCAACTGTGTAGGTTAATAGTGGGTAAGCGTACTGCTTGATAGTACGTAATGCGTATGCTTTAAGTGCGTTGACATCCTTGTACTCGGTTTCAAAGTCCTTACGTGTCCAAGCGTCCGTACCAGTATCACCGATAGCGGATGGATATTTCTTAGCAGAAATAGGTGCATAGACCATCGGACTACCTTTGAATGAGTAAAACTCCGATTCACCATTGGCGTTTTTCTCTTCAAAAACGACATCTTTAAGATTAAGCCCCTCTTGACCCGTGAAATACCCAGCGTTGAATAGTTGGGTCTTGTCACTAGCAACTTGAACACCTTTTAAGCCGTTTTGGTAGTAGAGAATGACATCACCTCTGACCTTGCCGATGCCGTGGTGGTTTTCGTCTGGTTGTTGATAAATGTCAATGACAAACTTTTTCAAAGTGCCATCTCGGTTCAATTCGGTACGAAAGATAAATTCGGCATCGAATTGATTCATCAAACTATGAAGTTGCTCTAACTTAGTACCACCTTGAGAATCAAACGTGATAGTTCTTGTTTTATCAGCAATTTCATTGATACCAATTTCAAGGCCGGCAAAACCTAGCAAGTCGAGATTTTGAAGATACCACTCAAGACTTTTAGCTCCGTTACCGCTAGCAAGAGGGCGCGAGCTCTCCATAGCTAACTCAAGGTTGGTGTTGTTACACGTTACTTGAAACGACGTGTCATTCTCAACAAGTTGAGACACATAGAAAACGTGGTAAGTATTATCATAGAAAAATGACACATACATTTGATCGTTGATGTAAGCTACATCCTCGTGCATTTTACCATTGACGATTTTAGGGATTGTAAAATCGAATGTACTGGTTGAATACTCAAGATATGTGTGCCATTGACTGTTAGAGTAGGGCAACATGCCCGGAACGTTATTGTTTAGGGCACAAACCTTACGCATGTTTTTATCATGAATCCAAATTTGCATTAAACAAAACGCTCCTTCCAAGAGATTTCAATAGTTGGGTCAGTTCTTATCCAACTTGATGTGTAGATATCGATTTCAGTTTCACCCGTACCAATGCTAAACGGCTCTGATAAGTATGTTAACTCATTAGAGACTGGCAGATTATCAACAAAACTCTTACCTTTTGACATATCGACTTCTAGCACTGAGCCTTTACTAAAACGGTTAGGGATATCCTCGGTAGCACTGACAAAATCTTTACGATAGTACACTTCATCAAGATACATGTGAGTTACAATCGGACTTTGTTGGATTCCAGCAAGTAAGACATTAATCTTCTTAGACTTACGCCCTTTTAGAGCTGGTATCTTAAATTTAGGGTACGAACCCCACCAATAGAATGTGATTTCATCATCTCTACGAGTGATGTCTGACCATCCACGAGTTGAGTTAAACGGGTTGTGCTCGTCCAGGTGTGTACCATAAAAATGCTTGTTCTCGACAATCTTATAACCACCTTTGCCATCGCTGACAAGGAAGTTATACTCACAATCAAGACCATTGGCGGTTTTCATTGTCTCTACACCGTAGAGGAATTCACCTTTTTCGTCCGTAACGGATAATTTAATGAAACCGTATTGATTAGGCAACCCTAACCAAAATACTTCACGCCACCAGATATATTCATTGAGTGAGCCTTTCTCACCGTTAGAATCTGCCGGAATCTCCCATGTAATTGAGCTCCCTTGTTTTTGGCGTGTGCCACTGCCCCTTGAAGTCAAAGCGATATTTGGACGATTAAATACATCGATTAAGCCTAGTGTTCCATTTAGGTTTTCGGTGTCATCGTTGAAACGACCAACGTTTTTCTGACCTAACGCAAACCCTCGTTTGACATCTTCAGCGTTTCGATAGTCCAAAAGGACCTCGGAACGCTTAACATCTTGCATGTCAGCTTCATTTGGGTTGCCAATCTCGTAGCTTTCACTAGAGCTTTTCACAATCCCAACCCAGCCATTATCTGAGTTAAACTTCAGCTTCATATCTGGGTAAGTTTCAGCCGTACCAAAATTCTTTAACGTAGCCTTGTAGTGTCCAGTGGATACCTTCTTAATGCTGCCGTACTTAGTTTCACCATCGCTACTTACTAGGGCTTGTGCCTTATTCTCACCGTAACTTTTCGGCACATCGAACGTTACCGTTACCGTTGCGGTAATTGGTGCGGTGTTTTTGTCCACTGTTAAGGATGCTTGACCAGACGGGATAGCTTCCCAAACCTTGTTAGGCTCATCACCGAAAATTAATGGTTTCGGTTTATCTACGTTTAGGTATCCGCCTAGTGTTTCAGCAATGGTATTAAAGTAGTCGTAGTTACCGACTAGGGTAAACGATACTTGAATCTGCTTGACTGACAAGGTGCTATATAGGAATTGCTGACCGTAGCGTCTACGCCCTTGGTCTTGATAGTTATTGTTAAAATTGGATGCCACATTTTTCGTGACATCAACTGGAACGGTACGCCCTTGCCCCTCATTAAATAATTCGGTTAAGTTCTTACCGTCAAAAATGACTGACATTCCTATCAAATAATGCTACCTCCTAGCAACGCTTGTCTGCGTTCGTAATCGTTTGTTGCCTTGGTCATGAACGGTGCTAGACCGTTTGACACGCTTCTACCATCGATAATATTTCTAACCTCGATAGGGTTAGAACCGTTAGTTACCAATTGACCGAGTAAGTCAATCATGATGTCTAACTTGCTTTCCAATACAGAAACACGCTCACGATCTGAATTACTATCGTGGTTGCCTTGTGGGGAATCGCCCGCAAAACGTGCCACTGCTTCAGTAAGTAGTCGCCACGCTCTACCACGTTTAGCAACGTCCGTGGGGATAACATACTCTGGCATATCGCCCTCAGCTAACTCATAAACACCATTCTTGTGAACTAGACCACCGTTAGCATAGCCGTAAGCTGCGACACGGTTAAAGGCTGCATCTGATGTTCCGTAGCGGTGTTTGATGTAGTTGATTGCAGCAAGCAAGTTGTCATATCCGTTACGGATATTATCATGTCCTGGGTGCTTGTATGCGTTGAATGTTGGGCCAATGGTTTGCATCAAACCAATTGACGGTGTACCAGCTCTTGCGTTGCTATCCCAGTTATTTTGAACATTAGGGTCACCACCCGATTCACGCTGGATCGTTGCCAAAATTTTAGACACACGGAAGTCATTAGGCTCAATGCCGTTTGCTTTCAATGCTCTAACTACTGATTCACGCCATCTTGCTACGCCAGTACCTTGAGGGCCATCTTCACCACCACCCGCAGGGCTGAGCAATGGACCAAGGGTTTTCTTAATCCAGTCGAACATGCCACCGACTTGACGTTTAATCAAGGTTTGAAGTGGACTATTGCGGTCTTTAAGTGGTTTGCTATTATCTTCACCACCACCGCCACTGTCACGCACCCCGAAGTCAAGGAAGGTAGCAGCGTTAGAGATGTGACGACCAGCGTATTGGTGATACTGACCATTACCGCCATAGTTGTATTCTTCACCATCGTAAGTGTCACCATGAACGGCAGTTACAAAGTCAACGTGGTTGCTTGATACTGGACCACCAGTGTAGACCGCTACCGTACCCGGTTTAGGTCTGTTTAAGTGTGGCACGCTGGCAGATATCCATTGGTTACCATTACCGAGGTGACTAAACAAGCTAGGTTTTACACCAAGGTTTGCCAAACGGCTAGCAACGAATGATACACATTCCCGATAGAAGTAACCCCACGGGTCAGCACCAGCGTCTTTCGCTTTGTCTTTGAAACGGTAGTCATCACCTTTAGCACCCATAGCCACAGTACCTTCATCCATTGAAGCATTAGCCATAGACCAAAGCTCTTTCCACCAATTCTTGGCTTCTTCGACTGGTTTCTTATACAGTGCATTACCAAGTGGGTTAAACATACCAGCCAATTTATCAGCATTAGGGCTGAATTTCTTAGCGAGTGATCCCACTGGGTCTTTAACCACATCTCCGACAAACTCAATCATTTTCATGAATTTATCGACACCATTCTTCATGGTATCCCAAACTGAGCCCGCTACGTTGGTAGCAGTGTCCCAGATTTTAGACCAGAAACCAGTACCCTTTGCAAAGGCTCCACGTTCAACACCCATAAGCATAGCCAATTCACTGGCGTTGATAACTTCCGAACCAGCTGGCAAGAGATACTCAACGTTTCGACCTTGTGGCAAGAATGACTTACCATTAGGAAGAATCACCATTTCTTGGTTGTTGGTTTCTGGGCTGTCGTAACCGTCATTTAGAGTAGCTAACGTAGGTTTAGTGATTGGGTTTCGGTATGAGCTAAACATACCAGTACCACCAGCAAACTTAACTTTCGGGATTTTAGAGATAGCTTCTTTGCTGCCACCAAAATCAGAAATAAGTTTATTGATACCGTCGATACCAGCGTTCGGCAGTGCGATGACAGCATTGATACCGTCTCCGGCAAGTTTCTTCATGCCGTCCCACATTTCGCCAAAGCCTTTTTTGACATTATCCCATGTGTCCTTGAAGAACTTAGCAATGTTGGTTAAAGCATCGGTAATCAGTTTGGTAATATTAACACCGAATTTCTCTTGTGTTAACGCTCCGATTTCATCCCATTTTTTAGATAGGAATTTCTTAGAGTTTTCCCAACCGTCAAACCAGTTCTTATTGATACCTTTGTGGTGTTTGTCGATGTCCTTACCAAGGGCAGTCATTGCTTCAGTGGCATTGCCCTTGATACCTTCCCATGTTTTCGATGCGAATTTCTTAACGTTGTCCCACTTATCAGACCAGTCTTTTTTTAGATTAGTCATGTGTTTCGCAACGCCTTTCGCCATATCCTTGACATGGTCCACGGTGCTATCGACAAACTTCTTAAATGGCTTGTTATGCTTATACATCAACTCGAAACCAGCGACTACTGGATTGGAGATGACAAGCAACTTCTTAGCGGTGTTAGTAAAGGCTTTGATACCTTTTTCACCACCAGTAAAGTAATTCTTGGTCTTTTCGAAGCCCTTTTTGGTGCTTTTGGCCATTGAATCCATCGCACCAGTCCAAGTCTTCTTCATGCCATCCCATGTCTTACCAAGCCACTTACCAGCGTTAGAAAAACCGTCCTTGATATTTTTAACAATACCATCAACGAATTTCTTAAACTTCTTATTGTGCTTGTAGATCAGAGCAAAAGCTCCAGCGATAGGATTGGCAATAAATAAAAGGACTTGTTTCCAGTCCTTTTTAAAGAAATCAATGATTTTTCCAAAGATTTCTTTTGTCACTTTAAAAATCTTATCAAAGGCTTTTTTAGCAGCACTAAACATGCCATCAACAAATTTCTTGAATTTCTTGTTGTGTTTATAGAGCAATACCAATGCAGCGACAGCCGCTGCTACCGCAACAGCGATTAACCCGATGGGATTTGCTGCCATTGCTGCGTTCAATGCTACTTGCACCCCCGTCGCAATTTTTTGAGCGGCAGTCATAGCTTTTTGGGCGACAGTCATAGCTATCGTTGAATTTTTCATCACGTTAATAGCTTTCGCAACTTTCATCACTCCTGAGGCTACTTTAGAACCCACAAAATAAGCAGCAAACAAAGAACCGACTGTCTTAATAGCCGTTTTATGTTCTGCGATACCGCCTAAAGCCTTTGATAGTGATGTTACTGGTGATTTAGCTTTCTTGCCGTTGCCAGTCATTAGGTTAAGCGCTTCGGCAACACCTTTAATCATGCCTACAGCAGTTTCCCAAACACCGCTAGCAAAGTCCTTACCAATGCTAAACACCGAACCTAAACTATCTTTAACCTCTTTAAAGAAAGCTACAATTTTAGGGGCGTTATTAGCAATACTCTTACTCAGATTATCGACAAACTTATTGAGACCGTCCATGAAACCATTAAGCTTATCTGTACCATTCCCAAGATTAAACACCTTAGAGAAGGCATCCATGATAGTGCCTAAGCCCTTAGAAACGTGTTCCCCTAAATCTTTAAATTTCGTTTCAGTGTTAGGATCAGCAACCCAATTCCCAATCTGTTGTAAAAATGGGTTTTTCATTTTATCAATCGGGTCACGGAACGCTGCAACTACCGCCGGCATACGAGATTGAATAGTTCTTTCAAGACCGCCGATAGTAGTTGAGAAGTTAGCTGTCGCATCCTTGTATTTGTCTTGCAACTCAAACAAGGCTTTCTGTGCCATCTCAGCGGTAATCTTGCCATCTTTTTGTAGCTCTGCATATTTATCGGCGGTCATGTCTGCAATGCCAAGCTCTTGTGCAGCTACTTCTTTAAGTTGGTTTTTCATCTCAGGAAAGACATTGATGATAGACATCATGTCTTGCCCTTGAACTTTACCATTGGCAATCATTTGCGCCCACTGAGTAGCAAAATTCTCAACGGCTGCATCGGTCTGACCAAACGCATCTTGCAATGTCAAGATAGCTTGCGTTTGCTGTTTGGTTAACTCGGTATTGTGAGTAACGGCGTAGAATTTCTGGTTCATGCCGTCAACCATTTCAGTTGAGTTAGCGGCCGCTTGCGCCATTTGGTTGGTCATGTCAACCATTTTCTTACCTTCTTCAGCGTTACCTGTCAAGGTTAACCAAGTGGCGTTCATGGTTTGTTGGTATTTAACGTATTCGGCACTGGATTGTGCGATTTCGTCAAACTTACCCTTAATAGCTCCCAATGCGTTTTGGAAACCGTTACTAATTAAATTAGCTGCAAACGTAGCCCCAAAGATACCTTTTAGGCGTGAGGTTTTATGCTCGGTCTCATTTACTTCATTACCTAAACGTTTGAAGCTATCTTTCAAGCGACCAATGAATGTGCTAGATCGTTGACTTTGCTCAATTTCATCGTTGAGCTTGTCAGCGGCGTTTCTAGTATGTGCTAGGCTAGTAGCCGTTTCATCCAAGCGTTGTTTTTGCTTGCGGTATTCATCACTTGTTCTTCCGGACTGTTTAGCGACACGCTCAAGCATTTCTTTTTGGGTCTCGTACTGCTTGTTTAAGTTAGTGATAGAACCCTTGTATTGCTTAAGTTGTTCTTGTCTTGCTTCGTCCTCTTTGCCCTCGGCCTTTAAACGCTTGACATAAGTTTCAGACGCTTCGTTTTGGGCTTTGTATTCCTTTTGAAGCTCTGCCAAACCCGATTTTTGATAATCTAGGCTATTCTTAGCTTGACGTTGCTGATTCTCCAACGATGCCAAACGTGTAGTTGCTTGGTCAATCTGTTGCTGGTACTTAAGGTACTGTTCAGCGGTTTCAGCGGTACTACCTTTAAGTTGAGACTGTTCTTGTTTCAGTTTCTCAATCTTATGTTGTTGGTTTTGGATAGCATTGCCCAAACCATCGTACTTAGCTTGCGCCGCTCCCAAATAGTCACCAGCACTACGCATTTGGCTTTCTTGTGCCTTCCATGCGTTCGTAGAGCTATTGACTAACTGAGTTAACCGCTTAATCGAGTTAGCTGCTTGAAGCGTGTCTAAGGCGATTTCCGTGGACATGGTAGCTTGTACTTTTGCCATGTATTATTTTTCCTCCTTTCCTTAAATATTTAGAGTAAAGATGTTGGGTCAACCATTCTATCTTCTTCCTCTTTGGCATTTAAGATTTTCATTAGCTCGTAATAGTCAGTGTCGTAATACTGATCTAGTGTCCACCCAAAACCTTGGATTGATTTTTTAGCAACGAGTTTTAAGTCCTCAATGCTATTTTCTAAATCAAAAATCTGTTCGCCCTTAGACTTTAGTCTTTTGGGTCGGTTTCACCAGCGGCGTTTTCAAGTTGTTCGTCTGTCAAGCCGTACATATAGCCTACTAGTTTTTCAGCAATTTCTTGTGTACGTTCATTGTCCAAATCGAGCAATTTGTCATAGGCTTCGTCATCCAATTTAAGAACAGCACGGATAAAACCAAGCATTTCTTTGAGGATTGTGAAGCTCGCTTGTGCTTGCTCTTGCGTGTCGCCTTCTTCGACAGTGTCGCTAATTTTGAGCACGGCGAGTTGGTACTCGTGCATACGCAAGACATTACGATTGCTCGTAGCTACTTCAAATGCCTTCTTACTGATTTCTGGGATTTTAATAGTTTTGATTTCCATTTATCTTTACTCCTTTAACACAAAAATAGAGGCCAGGCCATGAGCCCGACCTCTTGCGAATTATTAAATACTGTTTGAAGCAGCAGGAAGGGCATAGCCCCCGAAGACTTCTTTGAACATGTTAGTTTTATCAAACGTAGATGCACCAGAATAGTATTTCTTGTATGGCTCACCGCCGAACGCAATCGCTGACAAGGCATTGAATGTCATGTTATCATCTTGACGAGTTTGAGCGGTATCGGTATCTGTAGCAACGTTTTGAGTTGATTCTTGCATAATACCGTTAGCGAAACCAAAGAACACTGAGTGTTTGCGGTCAAGTGTTTCAGATTCAATCAATACCGCCGTGTGTGGTTTTTCACCGTCCATCACGTAACCACCCTTGCCGTCTGGTTTAAAACCAAGCATTTTTTGTTTGATTTCAAAGTCAAGGTTATTGAAGTCGAACGCTACTGTTGGTGAACCCGGTGCAATCATAACATCTTGCACTGAGTTGTTTCCGGGAATTTTAGTCGCTTGACCTTCCAAGTTTGAGATGTTAGCGGTACGAGTACCAAGCATGCTTGAATCAACTTCAATCACGCCATCAGTTGAAAGGCCGTCAGCACCTTTAAGTAGTTTTTGGGTTTTTGGGTCAACCAAAGCAAGTCGAACCATTTTCAAACCTACAATTGCCATATAGTAATTTCTCCTTTGTTAAATTAATTTATCGAGAGCAACAAAAAAGACCGCCGTAATCTGTAATGTATCGGGGTCTATGCTATGTTCTCTCATGTCTGTAATTGAGTAGTGTTCAGATTTTAGGAATTTCAGTAATTCCATTTCAAAGGCTTCGATATCAAAATCGATATCAGCTTTGTAAAAAATCTGTACCTCTACCCTATCCGTTTTTCCGAAAAAGGTATTATTCCCACTCAAATCAAGGGATGGATTGCTTTCGGTGAGCAAAACGATTGTCTTATCGGTATTTTCTTCGAGTTCTTTAGGCAAGTTGTTTGCATATACTTCGCTTATTTCACCAAATTCTTTGCCGTCAATGAGCTCTTTTAGTTTTACGGTTGCTAACACTTAATCACTTCCCTCCTTTTCTTCGAATGAGTTTCTCATATTCCTCTTTTTCTGCTAATAGCACCTTTCTTTGAACGGCACTATCGTTTTGGACATTGGTAACGAAATGATCGGCACGGTATTTCTTGGTGCCGTCATTTAATCGTCTGGCATTTTGAGCGTGGTAGTTATTTTTCCAGCCTACGGTTGCCACACCGTTTTTTCTGCCGTCCGCATTCGTGGATTGGACAGATAAACCGTCAGCCATGTGCCCATACTTCAAATGCTTCTTATTTGAGTAGTGTTTCTCACGGGTTACATCTTCTAACTCCTTTTGAAACGCCTTTGCGCCAGCGGTTGTGATTTTCGCTTGTTCCGCTGGTGTTAAGTCGCCAATGCTAGCGACTGTTTCAAGCCAACCCTCTAGTGCTTTATCAAGCCCTACCATAAGCTATCACCCAACTTTCTTGTGCTTACGCAAAGTCAGAAAGTCGTAGCGGTTAAGCCCAAAGTTTTCGTTCGGACTTACACGCACAATATCATACTGAGTGCCATTTAAAACAGCGACTTGACCTTCTACCACTTTGGCATTGTGGCGAATGACGATAACTCGTGTATCGCTTTCGCCATTCTGTTGAGCAAGATACTCTTGATTGAGCGTGCGAGTGTGGGGTTTATAGTGCAATGTAAATTGTTTTACGAATTTTGGCACACTCACACCCGTAAACTTGTTAGGTGTGCTTTGGTATGTGCCAAAATCAGCTTTAAAGCGAAAGTCTGAGGGTAAATATCTAACTTTAGGCATTAGTCACCTCTTTCTTCACTATACGTTGCGTATAAGCCCCTTAATTGCCCGATTATGCTATTTAAAGTTAAGTTAATCGGATAAGTCACTGTGTCAGTTAGAGCGACTCTATAAGTGAAATAAGAGCTTGTGAGGGATATTACAGCCGTGTCGAATAGAGATTCCACACTGTCAAGGTCATAGAATTTCTGATCACTACCAACTGCATTGATAATGTACTGTTGAGCCGATTCAATGTAAGCTGGAATGAGTGCAGTGTCGTCTGTCTCATCCAGATTGAGGGTCTGCATGATGGTTTCCTTAGATACACTCATTGCTTACCTCCTAAATTAAGCTCCGGCAGTAAGATTAGCTTTTTGGTCAGCAATTGCTTTGAATGACGCTGGCACAAACGCTTCTTCATCCGTTTTAACAACATCGAAACGGTCAATTACACGTACTTTAGTCGTATCAGTTTCAAACGCACCACCACCGATGTTAGTAGAGAGCAATGACAAGTGTTGACGGTCAAACAATGTTACCGCTTGTTTCAAGTCACCAAAGTACAACGGCATAGCTCCACCAGTTCCATTAGCAAGCCAGCGGTCAGAAACTTCTTTAACTGCGAAACCATCGATTGAGTATCCAGTTGGTGATTTCACGTCACGTTCCATGAGGTAGTCGCCCATTGCATTCTTAACTTTCTTAAGAGCAGTAAAGCCAGAAGTGTTAGTCAAAAAGAATGAAGTTTGTTTGATTGCTGGGTCAACTTTAGCTTCAAGGTCGATAATATCATCCCACTTAGCCAATGTTGGTTTAGTTGGGAGTGTAGCGATAACATCCAAAATAGCTTTGTTACGAGTAACAACAACTTTTTTCGCAATCCAACCAGACAACCATGCAAGGATATTTTCAGCAGAATCAGCAAGCAAGCTGTTAGTTACTGTTGAGATACCAGCATAGCGTTTGATAGCGTAGCGGATAAGAGAAAGTTTTGGATCATCGTTAGCACCGATTTGTCCAGCTTCATCATCAATTTTATTAAGACCAGTGATTTCAGCCCATTTTTCGTAAACACGAGAACCAGTAAGAGTAGTTACGTTTTCAACGTTAACGTATTCTTGCAATGAATCGTATTGACGAACCAATGTATTGATAGCTGTACGAATATCTTGAGGGATAGTCAAGCCAGCATCAGCACCAGTTCCGTCTGTTTTTGAATCAAGCAAGTTTTGGTAACGACCACGAACGAGGTTTTTAAAGTCTTTGACAAAGGCATCTTTAACTTCTTCTTCGTTCTTAGTCAATGGTTGTTTTTCTTCTTCAGTCATGTTAGCTACTTCACTAGCACGAGCTTCAGTATATTGTTCTTTGAACATGTCACGTTTCATTTTCGCAGTGTCACGTTCGTTTTTGATTGCTTGCAATTCTTCAGCGGTTACTGAATCATCAAGCATAGCTACGTTAAGTTTTTCATTAAGATTTTCGACCTTGTCGCCTTGGGCAACCCAAAGATCATGCAATTCATTTGATGTCTTCATCAATCATCTTCCTTTCATTTTTCAAGTAAAATAGCCAATTTCTGCTCACGCAATGAATTGGTCTTAGGTGTAGCAATCATATTCTTAAATTTAGTGATTGCTGATTTGCTTGGTAGTTGATGCACGGCATTCGTAACCATGATTTCTTCTTCATCGTTATCGAAGAACATGATTTCATCCGCAAACCCTTTATCAACGGCAGTTTTAGCATTAAGCCATGTCTCTTTAGCCATAAGATCTAGTAATTCCGGTTGTTTAAGACCAGTCTTCATTTCATAAGCCAAAGCGATAGACTCATCAATGCTATTTAAGACCGCTGATTGATGCTCTAGGTCATCGCTATTTCCGATGACACCAGTAGACGCTTTGTGAATCATAATATGTGCCGTTGGACTGATACGCACGGTATCACCAGCCATAGAAATGACACTCGCAGCACTAGCCGCAAGCCCTTGTACATTAACCACAATACGTTTACCACTAGCCTTAAGCATGGTGTAGATTTCACTTGCTGCAAACACATCACCACCATTAGACGCTATATTAAGCGTGATTTCTTCGTCTTCATCGTTAGCAATGGCATCTTGTACCAGTTTTGGATAGGTACTAGACATGCCAAAGTATTCGTAGAAAGCCCCAGCATCATCGCTTACAATATCGCCTTTAATATCAATCTTGCCCATTTATCTCACCTCCTTTCAATGTGGTACGGTTAGGGTTCTTGCCCTCTGGCAACTCTTTAGGTAGAATTTCAGCTTGCTGCAAAATATACAAGCCTTGATTTTGTGCGAGTGTGCCACTTTTAACCATGCTATTGATACGGCTGATATAGTTAGCGCCAGTCGGATCAACCGCTGGGAAAATATCCGCATCCACATCGCATGAAAGTTTTTGAGACAACTCACTAAGAAATGGTCTTAAATAACGTGCGACTGCTTTAGAATACACGTTCGAACTCATTTCTAGTGATGATTGTTGATCCCCTTGTCCTCCGACAACGTTCTCTGGGATACCGTAGACTTTGGCAAATTGTCCGGTCGTCCAGTCCGCTTGCTTAAGTAGTTGGGCCACGTTGGATTTAATTTCAAGAGGTGTGAAGTCCTCTAAATCATCCAGTACCAACGGACCGCCTTGCATTTGCTTCATTGCTTGTCGAGAGCGTGAGACCTTGGTTTTGAAATCGAGCAAACCGCCGCCCTTGATTTTCAAGATACCATTAGCATTTAGGGCATTTTTAAGGGAATTAAGCGTTAGTTTATCACTAGCTTTTTGAATATCTAATTCTCTACCTAAAGCCATCAACGGGCTTACGCTTGTCAAACCACCATCCACGGATAGCAGTCTAAAATGTAAGATGTCGCTTTGTGGAACATGTTGTTTTGGCGGAATGCGTGGGTCGTCAAATGTGATGTTGTAGTAAAGACCATTTTGATTGTCCAAACGATTAAATGTAACTTGAGATGGTCTTAAATACTCCCACTTCATATCACGCCCGTTATCATTGCGCCATCGATAGGCAAAGGCTTCCCCACCCAATAGCATTTGAGCAAAGATAGACTGATAAAAATTAAAGCGGTTAGCGTTGTTTGACGGATTATCCACAATACCTTGCAATTGTTTTCGGCTAGTCGTTAGCTTGGCAGTCGCAAGGTCGTTGGATAGCTGACTGATAATAGAGAATAGGTCCGAGTTTTTAAGAGCAGTTTCGGCTGAAACCCACTCACTACCATTCAAGGTAGCCAAAAACTCTGGATCAGTGATATCAAAAAAGCCCCCTTGATTGCTCGGTGGGCTTTCGGTTGCTAAATTAAATATCGGCAATTATTATCACCCCCTTTCTAGCCTTTCTTGCTAGCTAGCTCACTAATTAAACCTGCTAGTACGAATGTGATGGTCATGCTAATACCAAACCATACGTATCCGAGGTTATAAGTCGTTAAATTAAGCGAAATTGCAGCTAAAATAAACATAAGAATGTCAAAAATGGCCCAAATTGCCTTAAAAAACTTCAAAATCATGTATTAATACTCCTCTAGTAGCCCACTATCTGGGTTTTTCAACCAATTTAGGACGGCTTCTTGGCTCATGTGTTCGACCTTCCACGTCGGATTGTTAGTGATAGCGTAGTCTTCAAACGCATACATGCCATCATAGAACGCATCGATAAGAGCGTCCACAACGTCGATTTTATAGGTCGATTTCATTTTATCGACTTGAATACCGATGTTATCCTCTTTAATTACCGCATTTATCAAGGCTTTACGCATGATCTCATCATCCAAACGGGTGATATTCCCTTCGATAAATAGCGTTTGAAGGAATTTTGTAGGGTCTTTCAGCTCGCTTGTACGCTGCCTAATCGGCATAAGCGGGAAACTAGTGTTAGATTCCAAGGCCTTGATGATTTTAGAAACCATCATAGCATCGTAGCCAAAGAAGACCACATCAAGCTGATTATCTTCCACATACTCACAAAACCAACGGTACACTTCCTCCGGATTGATAAGCCCTTGTGGGTGGCTTGTGATCGTACAAAAACCCTTGGTTTCCAAATCTCGATAGTTAACACCGTCTTGCTCCATCTTGGCCTCTAACGAGCCGGCTTGTTGCCAGGGAATGAAACTATGTTGTTCGATATGCCATTTCTGTCTGCCGTCTTCAGTAACGTAGGGATAGACGAAACCAATAGCCGTATTATCGCTGAACATAGACGCATCCAATCCGACATAAACACGTTTGTTCTTGATGTCAAATTCATCAACGACTGCATTTTCAATATCGCTTAGATCAAGAAAACTATTGCTATCTGCCAATAGCCAGCAATTCATGTTTTTAACTTGGAAATCGGCAAGTTTCCCCATGAGTAACTTCTTATCCCGTTCGGAAAGTAGCCCTTTCATCAATCCATCTTTTAATTTAGGGTGGTTAAGTAGTGGGTTACTCTTTGCCCATGTTTCTGGTTTAAAGACTTCTTCCAAGTTATCTTGAGACCAGATTAGACATAGCTGGTCATCACCGGAACGGTCAAAATCACGTTCCATAATCTCAATCAGTTTCTTTTGCTCTTGATGAAATGGAACATCGGGCGTTTGGTAAGAAGTTGAAATTTCAATAAAGCGTGAGCCTTCGGTGTTAACTTGTCCGGATGTGATTTTAGAAATTCCTTCATCCGTTCTAAGCTCACCTACCTCATCGGCTACGGCCAGTTTAAAGTGTTTACCGTCAAATTTACCAGATTCAAACGAGATAGTATGAATAGTGTTAGCATCTACGAGCGATTTAATTTCTCGTGAATATAATTGGACTTGTGTTTCTTCTGCTAGCGACTTAAACGGCTCATTCTCGATGATTCTAGCCATCATAGACTTAACGTATGTAAAGAGCTTCATCGTCTGGTCAAAGTTTAGCGAACTAACCAGAAAGTCTTGGTTACTTTGTCCAATAATCTCAATCAGATAAGAAAAATTAAGGCAAATACCAGCTATCATCGTTTTCCCTTGTGAGCGGGCAATCGAGATAATGATATTTGAAAACCTCGGTACATCGTCCATATCAAACCATGCGAACAGTTGGGCAAATATGAAATATTGCCAATCCATAGGCTCTAGTTTTTGGCTTAGATCATCAACGTTAGGCACTAGAGACAAGAATTTCAAGAAACGGTTAAACGCTTCAATCGAATAAACATAAGGAAAATCTTCATCCCCTTGTCGTTGCAAATCTCGGAGGTGTCGAAAACATGCTAATTGAATATTGTAACCAGCGACAATTTTGCCATCTAGCACATTGAAACAGTATTGTGTGCCATAGTCGGTATAGGTTTTTCGTTCATAAGAAAAATCGATGCTATTATAAGCACCGATTACATCTTTTGACTTGGTTAAATCAATCTCTTGCACGTTTCACCTCCTTTACTTGAAGAATGCTGCCATTTTATCTTTCATCGAAGAATTATCCGCTTGGCTTCCGGCTATTTCAGCCAATTCTGCCCGTCCTTTAGGGGTCAAGCCTAGCTGAATGCCTATTTTATTAAGGGTTTCGGCAGCATCTTTCATCGTCGCAACGGCTGGATTTTTCTTAAATCCCATTGATTGCTCACCTAAAATTTCACCACTACCGGGAGACTGGATATATTTAATAATCTCGGTTTGGATACCGTTTTCTTTCACGTCCTCGTAGGCTTTCTTGTATATCTCGTAGGTCGTGCAGTAGGTTTCCACTAGAAAGGTATCGATACGCTCGACCTTTTCTGTTGCTTTTAAAAAAGGAATGATTTTAGTCCAAACCGTCCTCGCTACTGTTCCTAAGTAGTTCGGTGGGTCAAGCGGTAGAAAACGGTCATTTTGCTTGTAAAACGGCTCACGCCTTGCTGGTGACTTATTTGCCACGCTCTCACCTCCTAAATTTAAAATAGACCCTTGTTAAAACCCTCAAAATTGGCGTGCGGTGTAAGAAAACACCTTGTGGCGGCTCTCCTTGGCACGAGAAGGGGGCGGGGGTCAATTTTAAATTGGGTCGAAGGTTATTATACCACCCTTATTATAAAATCGTGCTATGGGCTTATTATAGGGGTTTAACGACGTCCTCTTTTTTGCGGGCTATTAAATCGGCCCACGATGCCACAGAAAGTCGTAGCTCGGTGTTTTGTTTCGTTCTATTTTGACCAGTACCATAGATTTCTTGCTCTAGGGTACGTTTGGTGTTATCGCAGCTTCTACACGTTGCTACCACGTTTGAAACTTCAGTCCTAAGTTCTGGCGCAATTTCAACGGGTGTTACGTGGTCGCCTATACGTGCGTCTGGTGTGGTCACACCCAACGCTAGACAGTACTGACACAGATAGTTGTCACGTTCTAACGCAATCTTACGAATGGATGACCAAATCCTTGAACGATAGAATGCATACCGTTCCTTACTCTCATCATCTCGGTTCCTTACTCGTGTGTTGTATCTCGTCCGTGAGTATCTCTGTCTCTCTTGTGTGTATGCTGCTTCCATACTCTTGTGTGTAGTACAGTAGTGTGCTGGTCTCTCTGTTAAGGCACGGCACCCCTCTGCCTTACATCGTCTGACCATCGGCATTGGCATACCTCCTTTCAGATAAAGTAAAAGAAGAACACTGATGTGTCCTTCTGATTCGATAATACTATGTTACCACGTTGGTAGTATGATGGTGTATGGATTGGTATATACCACTATGAATCAATCCAAATACTTCTCAGCTTGTCTTACCTTCACATAGTATGTTGCCTTACTAAAGCCCATACGGTCACATATCTGCCAGATATCTAGCTGGTCTATGTACACCATCTGGAGTAGGGAGCGTGCCTCTATATCCCCCACCTCTGCTATTTGGCGGCGGAAGTCTTGCTTTTGCTTAATAGCTTCGACAAGGAAACGTTTCATTTCCTCTCGTTCCGTCATAAGTTCCACATAGACATCATCCTTGCCCTTACGTTTCCCACCTTGTACCATGTCAACTTGCATTGCACCAGCCGTTACTTTTAGCGCTTGCGATTCCAGTCGTTTGATCTGTTCTGTCTGACTGTCAATGTATCTATCAAGCGCCTTGATTTTTTGCAGCCGTTCCACTGTTCTCATAAATTACATTCCTTTATGGTATAATAATATTATTAGCATTTGAACAGTCCTGGGCATTAGTCTGGGTCTTTTTTTATACAAGAATAAAGAAGGATTAGGCTATCACCTCCCATGCGTTAGATTTAGTCTTGCCACCAGTAATGCAAAGGCTAGGGGTGAAAAAATCAAAAAGGATTCCTCGATTCTATAACTTATTATTTACTGGATTTTTGATGTCGAGGTCTGTCAGCTCGACAGTGTTGAAAAAGTGTTAAAAAGTGTCTTAGCCACTAAATATAGTGTGACAGACTGATAGCCAGTGACGGAATCGAACCGTCTATACCATTCTGGCTACAAACCCATTGCCAATGCCGTGTATAAGGCACGCTTGACACTAGGTTTCTTACGACCTAACTCGCCTTTAGTACGATATTCAAGAACGATGCGATCAACTTCATCGTCTAATTTCTCTGGCCACTCGTAATTATTTAAGACGTATTTAGCAATCTTACTGAATAGATCTCTGGACAGTAAGCCTTCCATTTGGATGACCTTAAGCGGTGTTAGAACGATACACTCGACATAACATCGATTGATTGAGTCCTTGATTCTGTTAGCTTCTTTACTATCACAACCCTTAATTTCCATGATATATTTAGCCAGGCTATTTTTATGATTCGCTCGTAGCCCTTCCACTTCCTCGCGGAACCGCTTGAAAAGGTGCTCTGGCAGTCCTGCATTGGTTTTGTTCAACACTGGGCGCGTGGTTTTACCTCTAGTGTAATTAGTAGACAGATAATCTTGAAGGTCGTCGAATAATTCGTCTGAAATGATACCTTCTAACCTATCGACAGTCGCTGGCGATATCCTCTCACGTTCAACGACTGCGCTATTAAACGCTTGGTAAATGATGCGAGCTTGTACTTCACTGCACTGTCTGACCTCTTGAAAATACTGCTTATAAGAGCCTTTTTTATGTGCTTTTCTCAGTTCTGCATGTTCATCGACCAGTCTCTGATAGAGCTCTGGTGTCAGTCCGGAATATTTGTAGGTTTTACTCATGAGCTCACCTCTAGCAGTTCTGGATTTTCGTAGATGTTGCCTGCAATTTCGCAGTCGGTATGTCGTAGCCACAATTCACATCCGTATTGCTTAGATTCAAGGCGATATGCTCCGCCTCGATGTCTTACAACTTCGTAATAAGTTGGCTCAGAATAGACATTCTTAGCCATTTTGACTACATCCCCTTCGAAGATTTCTTTGCCATTCTTGTCGGTTAGTCCTGTTGATTGCATTAAAACGATATCGTCGAAGTCGTAGCGATTTGTCTGTTCGAAAAAGAGGGTCTTTACACAAATTTCGCTCTTCCCGAAATCGATAGACATAATATCATCAACTTCGTACATTGTTTTATGGATTTTATCCCACGCTCTGAATCTTGGTATCATTGTTCTCGCCCCCTTAAGTAACTAGGGATATCATCCCCAACATTTACGCTGTCATACTGTTCCTTGCTGACAAGGAATTTCCCGTAAGCCCCACAATCAATAGTGTAGAGCTTCCCGACAATAGATTTGCCGGTCACCTTACCGTGTAATTCCACGGCATTGTCTGCCTTGTGGATTACCACTGTCTCGATAGGTCTGTTAACCACTCGTAGAACAGTAGTCACGTTAATTGCTAGTGAGACTAGCAGTAGAATCGTTGCTATCGTTAGATCTTTATGTTTCATAAATACCTCGCTATTTCTTTAATTACATTGACGGTCACGCTATTACCTGCTTGCTTGTATAGCTGACTGTTGCTATTGACCTCTTGCGCCTTGTCAAACGCCCAGTCTGGGAAACCTTGCAATCTCCAGCATTCACGAGGTGTTAGTTTGCGTACTTTGCCGTCAATAGAGATTTTGGGTTCTCTTTGTCCACCTTGCATCGTATTTAAACAAGGTGCTAACCCAGATGGACTATAAACTCTCCCACATTGAGGGTTTCCACCGAAACTTTCAGTTTTTCGGATATTTCCTAGCTGGATAATTGATTCATCTGATCTTGTTCTAATGATAGGAAATACTTCTCTTCTACTTGTTCCTCTAAGATGTCCGACAATATAGACCCGTTCTCTATTTTGCGGGACTCCGAAATCTTTGCTGTTAAGCACTTGCCATTCGACATCATACCCCAATTCATCCAACGATCCGATGATTGTCTCAAAGGTATACCCTTTATCGTGGCTAATAACCCCCTTGACGTTTTCAAGGAATAGATATTTAGGTTTGAGAACGGAAGCAAATCTTGCGATTTCAAAGAAGAGAGTTCCGTTTGTATCTTCGAAACCTCTTCTTGCCCCAGCAACGCTGAAAGGCTGGCACGGGAATCCTGCACAGATAACATCGACTTGTCCGATTGCTTTGATTTCTTTTTTTGTGATTCCTGTCGCGTCATGTAATTCTATTTCTCCTTCAGTGTTATGGATTGCTTTATAACTAGCTCTAGCAAATTTGTCGATTTCGCAGAATGCTACGCACTCATGCCCCGCAGATTCCATCCCAAGTCTGAATCCGCCAATGCCTGCGAATAAATCAATGAATTTCATTTTCCAACTCTTTCTTTAACAAAGTTATCATCAATCATTACTCCCTTTCTGTACTTGATGTCGTTATAAGCGATCGTGAGGCACTCCTCCACGTCGTAGCCTAGTTGCAAGCATAAAACTATTAGAGTTACAATCGAATCGCCTATAGCATCTTTCAGCGACCATTCTGGATCAGTAAAATTATTGGGTTTTAGAAACACGTCTCTAATCTCGCCCACCTCTTCCGTAACTTTCATCCATTCGGTTTTAGGATTGCCTTTGTCCAGTCCATGACTAATAGCCCACTCGTTAATTTTATTAATTAGGTTATTCATCCGTTACCTCTTTCACTTCCACTCCTTGGCAGTTGAACACCCAACCGAAGCCGTTCGCTTCAATCTCTTTGCGGGTGTGTTTGGTTCTATAGCCTTTAATTTCGTCATTTGATGCAAAAAACCATTCATGATTGTCTAAATTTTCATTGAGATGGGTAGCGTATCCATCAACCCTTTTAATCCGAATCGTATATCTAGGTTCTTTCTCGACCTCGCAACCGAACTGGTGCATGTTGATTAGGGTAGTTATAGCTTGGTTCTTATCAGGCTGGGATATCCAACGTTTGAAATCATCCCAATTTGCATCATCCCAGTTTACAAGGTATTCCCAAATAGACTCGTTTAAGTTATTTTTATTTCCCTCATACCAATCCGCCACGAATTGTGGGACGACTGGTTTAGGGAAGAACGAATCATATAGGTCTTCTGCATAAGCCACCGAAATGCGTGCTACCTTAGATAACTTCTGTACTGCTTCGTTTCTATCCATTGTAAATACCCTCATTTTCTTTCAACCATCGAGTGAAACCGTCAAAGATATCTTCGTCTTTTTTCAGTTTAAATTTACCGCTGTATCTATAATCGCAATATTTGATATAGTCAGCTAGTGTTCCGCCGTAAAAACTACCCATCGCATTCCACCATTTCCACCTTATATTTTCGTGCATTGCGATATTTCACACCTCGTAGACGGTGTAATTCATTAATTGCATCGTTTTTATTCGTGAATACATGCTCACTGTCTAGCACATTGTCGTAATACACGATTACTTTGTATTGCATAATTCCATCATTCCTTTCAATAGTTCTTCATCCGGCAGTTGTTCCAATAGTAGTATGCGGTTGAGTTTCTTATTCCCAATACCTAACTTAGTAGCCACTGCACCTTTCTTTTGATGCGTGGTATAAAACCAGTGGCTGAAATATTCCACGCGCTCTAACACCGTTGCCGATTGCTCGTATGGTCTTGGTGCATATTTAACACCAGCCATGCGATCAGTCCATCGTTTTACCATCGACTATATCCATAGCCTCCTTAACACTCCTTGCCACACCTACGAGTGCCCCTCGTTTACGCATGGCATCCATAAATTTCTGTTGGTCGTCTCTCACACGACCTTTTTCATTTTTCACCTCGATGAAAAATATCTGTCCGTCTGGTCTAAATCCGAATAGGTCACAAAAACCTTTCGGTGCTCCCGTATCGAACCAACGTCCGTCTGCCATTCTGACCTTGCCAACGTTAATCCGAAATACCATGTACCCAGCTTTCGATAATTCCACTCGGATTTGGTTTTGAATTAGTGATTCAGTTGTCATATATACCTCACGGTTATTAATTTAGTTATCGGTCACCAGTTAAGTTACGTTCATTCGTAACTGCCACAAAACCTTATATATCAAGGTTTTCGGCTACTTTAGTTACTAAGTTACGTCACTTTTCAGCTCTCTCTCTATATA